CAATCTCTTCTACATGCTCTTTTTCCATCTGGTCTAGCCTCATCTGTATCCCTACTATCTCATCGTGTATCTGCGTTATCCTAGTCCCGTGGTCATCAAGTGTGCTACTGACTTTAAAATAAGAAGCTGTAAGCAAAACAGAGGCTGTGATAATCTGTATGAGCCACTTGATATTGATGTTGATATGAAGGCTATCATTGAGACTAGTCATTCCCCAAACACTACACTGCTAACCAGAGCAAGAATAGACCCAAGAACAACACCAACAAGCGAACCCAGCCCCCTAAGCCACGATACTTGTTTCGTAAGTTCAGATTGTCGCACATCCAATCCTCTAAGATTGTCCTTAATCCATCTGACATCGGTTTTGACCTCAGCCAAATCAGTTTTTAAGCTCTCTCTCCAATCAGTCAGCTCTTGTCCGTTCATTCTTCATTTCTTCTTTAAATATCCACTTTGTTTTAGGTGGCGTTGACACGTATAAATCAATAGAGTTATGAGCACTCCCCAGAATACGTGTGGTGCTACCTGCCTTACCGATACCAGTATCATGGCACTTACAACTGCAATCGCACACGCCATTACTGGGTCTTTCATTCTTCATTTCTTAATCTATCCACTTCTTTCTCAAGAGTGTCAAGCCTAAATACATTAGCCTGTATATCACCCTGCAGTGCATACCACATACCTAGTAGGGATATAAGACCAGTCACAGCCGCCACCATAGTTTGGATTGACAACGTGAATTTTTTTTTAAGTATCTCCTCATCAGCCACAGGTACTATAGCGGGTAGTGGTGATACCTTAGATACAACTGGTTTTGGAGCAATCTTCTTCTGTAAAATTTGTTTCTGTAATAACCTATCTCGTTTTGCCTTCTCTCTCTCAGACTGTGCTTCCTTGGCTTCCTCTAACATAACCCCCGTTAAATCTTCTACTGTGACATACCCAGCCGCAACTAGAATCTCTCCTAGCTTTCTGTCATCACCATTAGACTGCTTATTAATAGCCTCATTAAGCTGTCGCTTAGTGATAATGTCAGCATCCATTAATAGACTGCCGAGCTTAGTCTTATGACCCATCGGTAAACTTGACCTCAAATACATCATGGTCGTCAGTTCCTTTATACTCTATCTGAGTAATATCTGCTTCGCCACCGAAATGTTGAGCAATACCCTTTAGTGTACCTATAGCCAAAGGAGCTAATCCATCTCTCGGAGACTCATAATGAATTTCAAAATGATTGTCTCCAAGTTTATTTATTTCAAACGAGGGTGGAGCTAAGTTGGGTAACATCTCTGCAATCCTAACGTGCATCTCATCCAATCCCTCAACGAAAGTTTCAAAATCATGACCAAAGGCATTGAAGTATTCTCCATATCCTTTAGGTGCAACATCAGTTGCCCAGTAAACACCAAACATCTCTAGCACATCTGATGCCGGCACCCCCAATATCTCTGACGTAGCCCCAACAAGTGAATACGTAACAGAATCATCATATCCTTCCATACCATCAAACACATCATCTCCTACTCCAGAAGATTCAAGTACTTGTTCCCACACCTCTTCACCAGCCTCTCTTGTGACTAAGGTTCGGATAGCTTCGTTAATCATTCCGTACATTACTTGTATTCCAATTCCATTGTGTATGATACTACAACATCTGTGGGCCAATCATCTGTTGCCCATTTCTGTTTAGAGAAAAATTCTCCGTAACCATGACTAAATGGATAAGCCCAATCTCTTGCATTGTCGGGCCAAGGTACAAAATGTGTTTTATCCATTACGTTACCCAAATTTCTTTCATTGTTCCACTCAATGATGTAACCAGTAAGAAAAACAGAATCAACAGGAGTTGAATCCAGTTTCGTGACAGCATACCAGTAACCGAGTTCCACACTGTCTACTCCGAATGGATAGAGCTGGGCTTCTGATGTAATTCCAAAAGATGCTTCGCTTTCAACATATGAAGTATCATGGACTTGAACATAGAGCGTATCCCTTATCTCATAGATTTCGGGAACATATACTATCTCTGGGTCTAATTGGCATCCGAGAAGTATGAGTGGAAGAATCCATTTAAGTGCCTTTGCCAACTTTGGATTTCTTCTCCTTCTGTGGAGGAGGTATTACCTCACCATTTTTAGGTGTGGTCTCAGCCTCTACGTCTTCTAATGCCTGTTTATAACCCATCAACTGATGTTGTTCAGCAGTTATGACCGCAATCTGCTGCGGAATCTCTGCGAGTCGTGCATCTACCTGTTCTAGCGTTAACACCATATTATCTCCTATTGATTAAGGCTTTGGATGAGCGTCTTTCACCGCTTTAATGGTAACCTTCCACGCATCTATCCCTTCGTGATAGATTTGGTCAAACTGGTCTTGCAAGGAAGGATAAGCCATCTGCCTATCTCTAGAGTATTGGGTGGCTTTTATTTTACTATCTTCTTTTGCCCACTCTGCCCGAGTCGATGCTTCTTCTTCATCTGTTAATTTTATGCGTGTATTATTAACTTGTTTATATAATGTCATTCTAACTCCTATTTTATCAATCCATAAGACGTGAACTGTGCCGACGCAATAGACCCAGAACCCATCTTAAAACGGAACCCCGTAATTGCACCTACACCTACTGTAGTCCCACCGCCTCCAATAATACCTTCTCCTCTACTAGCAGACTGTTCTGCCTGCGACCCAATCCAACTTACATGTTTAGTATAGGTTGTATCATCAGGATTGTGAAAAGTAAATTCAAGGTTGGTTGACTCTCCTGCTCCATCTACTCCTTGGTTTTGGTGTAGCACAATAAAATCTGTGTCAATTGCACCAGAACTTGAAATCCCACTACCAGAATATCTTGAATGTTGATAATGATAATTGTCTCCTTCATCATAAGAACCGGCACTCTTCAGTTGCAATTTCACCGACTGACCATCTGAGGTTCCACGTAAATTGGAAACATAAAGCTTATAAACATCATAAGTAGAATCCCATCCATGTTCAATCTCAACTGGGTCAGCATTTGAACTAATAGTAGTGCTTCCAATTTTGACCCACCCAGTCACATCACCCGCTGTATATAAAGCCATTACTCTATCTCCTCTAATTTAAATTTATATTTCTTATCTGTATTTCTATTGATAAGAAACAGATTGTCAGAACCCTCTTGAATTGTCCAACTTCCAGAAGTTCCGTCAACTTCATTCCCGTCCCCTCTGGTGTTGTTGAGGTTCAAGTCACCTGTATAAATGTTCCGCCATTGATAAGAAGCACTACCCAAATCTTGTCCATCATCTGTTGCTGGTAAAACGTGACCCGCCACAGTTAGAACCGATGCCGTACCATTACAAATGGTAACATCTATTTCATCTTCTGCTGAACCATCAGAAAGGATAAGACCATCATTCATTTCGCCATCGTGTGAGGCAACACCCAAAGTCAGCTTCCCACCTTCTGCACCATTGGAAGCATCAGCGACTTCAGCCAATATTTTGGCAAAAGCTATGTTGTCTTGGTTGTCATCATCACCATAAAATTCTATTGTACCACAATCATCTCCATCAGCACCTGCCGCACCTTTGTCCATAACAAACCTAAGTGTAGGTGCCGTTGTATCATTAGTGGTATTTTTTATAATAACGAGAGGTTTGGCTGAAGTACTAGATGCAAATGTGTGTGCTGGCCCATCAATAGTAACTGCCGTAGCGGCATTGATGTCAACAGTTGGTGCGGTTATATCTAATGTAGTTCCAGCATTTACCTCTAGGTGCCCATTTGCTGAAGCATAAATTTCTTCACCACCACCGATATCGTGAAACTTTAACTTAGTTGTAAGAAGAAGCCCCAACTCATCCTCTGATGCGTCATAATGCAATCCTTCATTTGTTGTTGCACTATATACTCTTACATCGGCTCCAGTATCATCAACACCTACGGTTACGCCCGAGGTGCTCAACGGAGCAAGTGTAATACCACCAGCAGTGGATACTAGATTGATTGCTGATGCAGTATTGCCAGCATCATTCTGCAAAAGAATGGTTTGACTTGTACCATCGTCAGCGTGAAGTTTTATACATCCAGCCGCATCTTCGTTGGCTGTTACAATAGCACGTCCGCCTTCAGCCCATAAGTCCTTACCATCCGCCCAACTAAGTCCTAGACCACCTGCATCTGATACAAGCAAAATAGAACCAGCAGCGGCAGCCCCATCAACTGTACTTTGGTCATTATGTACGACCATTGTAGCTGATGTTCCACCATCCGCTGTAAGTAATACAGCATTTGCAGCATCTACATTACCTTTAATATTGACACCACCAGCAGAAGCAAGAAGCTGAATAGCTGCAGAACCCTCAGTAGCACCAGTACCCGCATCATTAATAAGTGTGATTGCTTGAGAAGTACCAGCATCTGCGTGAAGCTTGATACAATCAGCTGCGTCTTCATTTGCCGTAACGACAAACCTGCCACCTTCAGCCCATAAATCTTTTCCGTCTGCCCATGCAAGACCGATACCACCAGCTACAGCACTCAATAGAATTGAACCTGCGGCATCTGAACCGTCTGTAGTTCCAGCCGTATTAATTAATGAAGCTAATTCACTCCCAGCCGTTCCGTGGGGTGAAAGCAATATAGCAGAAGCCCCACTCTGTCCAAGTGTAAGCGTCTGACCGTCTGCAACAGTAAATGTACCGTTACCTGCCGATACGGCTATATCAAAATCTCCCGCTGAGGCAACATCCATTCCTGTGCCATTATCGTGAGTAAAGGTAACATCGCTACCTGCCCCGAATGTTAAAACAGACGCATCACTGTTAAGAGTTAAATCGTCCGTAACAACTCCATCGCCAGTAATAGTAACCGTAGGGCTACTTGAATTAACTGTTAAAATAGCCGTACCATCATTTTGCGAAACTTCAAATGCAGTTGTGCTATCAGCACCAGAAGGAAGAACCTCTACCTTGTCTCTTGCCAATTTCAAAGCAGATGTAATGCCATTGTCACCATCTTTAATTGCTTGCAGACTGGTCGTTAGTCCGCCATCGGCATCACAATGTAGCAATTGCTCGTAACTCGAAGCAATCGTTTGTCCCGTTAAAGCTGCCATAATTTATTTCTCCTTTTTAGTTTCCTTGTTAAATCTCGCAACTTACCGCCCGAAACTACTTGACATGGTTGCGATAAAATTTTTAAACAATGTCTTCCCATTTTCTTTGTTCTCTTTCCCATACATCATTAAGAGATATAGAGTTCCATAAATCTCTTGCAAGGCGTGCCATTTGATGCACTACCTGTACAATGCCTAATCTTGTACCTAAGCGTGACACGATTTAGGGTCCTAAGTATAGAAATGCAGAACCAGAATCAAATGCTACCGTAGTCCATCTACCGTAAATTGTCATACCCTGTGGCATGGTAGTCTGATTAATAGCATCACTGTTTGTGCCAGGACCGCCCTGTGCGTCTGTAGGCCAATCCGAATCAGCCGTTGTAGCATCACTGGAATCAAACAGGGTGTCCTCTGTAAATTGAATTGCTATTACTTTCATATTACCTGGTGGCGTATATGTAGAAGTATCTGCTAAGAATGCAACTCCCGCCTGCCCTATTGTAATATTGTTTGTCTCTACGACTGTATATTTATGAATATTTGCTGCCATTATTATCTCCTTGTTTTATGTATGCCTTACTGCCCGAGAATATTGACATGGGCATATCATCTTAATGGGTAAGGCGCAATTTGCCTTAACCCGCCTATCTTATCTCTACCTGCGTACTCACTTGTCGTGCGTACCCATCTTCTTCTATATTTTTCTCCCTGCATCATAGATGCTTCATCCATCCTGTCATCAAAAAGCTTCCACTTGATATAGTCAACAAGTGCAGGATGAAGGGTATCATCACAGTCAGGCACATCTGAAAGACTAACAATCTCATCAGGCTGTGCACTATATTCAATTAAAAGACCATCTTCCTGTGATTCGTCAATAGCCTCGTATAAATTTTTTGAAGATGTATTTTTCTGCGTAATAAGAGCAAGCCTATCGCCAACTATATAATAAGCTATTTCGTTTTCTGGATAGCTATATGCCATTATTTAACATCCGTATTTATTAATCTGTGAGAATCCAATAGCCTTGGAATCCTTCTATATGTCCCATCACTATTTTTGTAATAAACATTATAAATTTTATCTATTTTTAGGTCCGAATTTGTATCCCCAATATTATACCATCTCTGGTCTGTTATGGTGTTCATCTTTGAATATTTCCTAGATACCTTATACTTCCTTAAATCAAGAAGTGCATCGTTAACAATCGCCTTTACATATGTTTCGCCAGCATTAGGATGTACCTTTCGAACCCTTGAAAGTATTTTCTTGAATGTCATTTATGCTCCTGCCGGTGCTCCCGTCATTGCCTGTACTGCTTTTGCATATTGCCCTACAAGCCAGTTATACTGGTCCTTTCTAGCATTGCCGAGTTCAATGTCTTCGTCAACCATAATATCTGTTATAATTCTTTCCATTCCCTTCACCGCAGCATACAATACAACAATGTATTCAAGCTCGTCTGGGAATGTAGCAATAGCACTATCGCCATAGGCTACGGCTGGATACTGAACTTCAGAATATTTACCTACCGCAGAAGAGGATGATGGTAATATATTAAGAAAATTACTCTCAATATAATACACAGGGTCTGTTGCTGTAGCATAGTCCATATCATCTGAGTCAGATACACGTCCTTTAAGCTTTGCTGGAATCAATCTACAGGGTTGGTCAATCGTTCCATCGCTTCGCCTTACATTAAAAACCTTGCCTGTATTCAATGTAGACGCAGAACTTTCACTTCCAGGGGCTTGTGGAGTAAGTGTTACCTCGGAAGAACACAACCTTAAAAGATTGGGTGGCATAAGGTTTATAACCTCTTTTGCACCATCTGTAAGAAAGGATGTAATTGCTGTAGTATCAGAAGAACTACCGCCTACAGTACCGACCATATCTTCAATTTGCACTTGGAACGTAGCCATTACGCCTCAATTAGTATCATCTGCAAATTTTCTGCAGAAGATGCAAGAGCATAAATAGCATCTACACCAGAGCGAAACATTGCGAACTCTCCTGGTTTTAATGCTACCATTGATGTCGTGGAAGACATATCAGAATCCTCATCAATATATATTGTACCGCTAGTACCGAGGTTCTTGAGAAATACATATCCTACATCACTCAAGTCTGTAGAATTAAATGTTAGCGTTTCTGCACTTGTTCCGATAACCTGTACACCCATATGCATAGCATCGCCAGATACATCAACAAATGTTGAATCGTGCTTTGAATGCTTTACATCATTTTTGCTGTATTCAAGCTGTGCTTCTATTCTTAGTTCGTTAGCCATTATTCTTTTTCCGCCTTTTGTTTAGCAGCGCATCCCCTTTTTCTTGCCTTTCTTTTTTTTCTTTTTCTTCTTCTTTTTCTTGGTAGGCGGTCTGCCTTTCTTGCGTCCGTACGTTCCTTTGCCTTTAGGCATAGTTCAAGCCCCCCATCTTCTTTGGTTCATTTCAGAAATATTATCATCTATGGTTTGGCTCCTGAACTCTATATCAGTCCGCTTTCCACGTTCTGTCCTTACAAATCCATAAGGAGATGAAACCTTTTTTACTTCCTCACATTTGGGACAAGATTCTCCCTTGTAGTACCCGTGGGAAGAACAAATTCCAGATATCTTCAAGCGTATCTTCCTGCGCCCATCATAGGAGGAGCACCCATAGGCATTCTACCTCTAGGTCCCTGTCCCTGCTGCATCATAGCCAATAAAGCCATCATCTGAAGCTGGTTCGGACCTCCTGCAGCACCTGCACCACCTACTCCTGGCATTCCCATCCCAGCACCCATCATAGGGGGTGGAGCCATAGGCATTCCCATTCCTGCGCCCATCATAGGAGGCGGAGCCATCGGTGCCCCCGCTGGCATTCTGCCTCTGGGTCGCCCGCGTGCCTGAGCGAGTTTCCCTTTCACTCCTGCGGCATTCGGACTTCCCGTTGGTGCCCTTGGGGGAGCCTGTGTGCCCCTACGTGGACCAACCTGTGGCATAAGAGCCGCCATTAAAGAACTTCCACTAGGAAGTCTTTGCCCAGCACCTGTAATTGGTGCACTCTGTGCTTCCATATATCCTTGCTTGTCTCCAAAAACTTCCAAAATCTGATTCATCTTCATAGACTGAACCATTGGATTGTCCTGAACAGGACCTGTACCACCATACGGCATAACTATTCCTCTCTAGTTTCGTACCACTTGGGACGATTTCCCAAGAAATACAGTATTAACAAAATTACTAATATTATCCATAGTAAACATTTCACCTAGCGGTGGAAAGAAGTATAA